CGTACGGTGATGCAATCATCGCCGCGTTGGCCACCGAGAACGAGGATGGGGACCCCCGCACTCCTGACCCGGTGTTCGTCCACAATCTCAAGCGACTGATCGGGAACGCCGTTCTTCGTGTTGTCCGTAACCCGGACGGCGACCTCGAAGTGGAAGGCGACGACTACCGTGTCCGCAAGGATGCGTCGATTTCGTCCGGTCGCTTGTACTTCCTTCCCGAGGAACTCAGTCAGCTGTTCCCTGACGCGGGTACCGGTGCGTTCACCGTCCGCCCCGGGTTCAAGCGCACGCTCCGTCCCCCGCTTCCTGAGGACGCGTTCTACGAGCCGATCGGATACTAATGGGTATCAACTCCAATCACATCATGAATGGTCGTCGGTTTCAGGAGCTACTCATGACCTCCACGGTTCGAGTGCGCCGTGATACCGGCAAGACCATGAACGACGACACGCTGCGCAACGAGACAGCGACCACGATCATCTACGGCGACCCGGACGGGGCCAAGGGCAAGATCAGGATCGCGGCTGCGTCGGCGGGTATCTCGGAGCGTGAACCACTCGGCCAATCGATCGCTGTGCAGGAAATGATCCTTTCTCTGCCGGTGGCGGGTGAGGGGTCGGGGGATGTTCGCAAGGATGACTTCGTGGATGTGATCGAGAACCCCGACGATCCCGCTTTGGAGGGTCACACGTTCCGGGTCCGTAAGTTCCCGTCTCAGACGAGCGCAACCGCACGCCGGTTCATCGTGGAGGAAGTGGAGTAAATGGATCGCGTCATCATCGTCACGCAGGGATTCGATCTTTGGGAAGCTTCCATTGTTCGGGCCTCAGTGAGGATGTTGCCGCGTATCGAGAAGGCGATCGAGGTCACCGCTCGGTATATCAAGGATGACGCCCGCAAGACGGTCCGATTCCATGGTCGCCAACTAGCTCCACTGGTTCAGACGATCAACTACGACATGCTGTTGAAGGTGTCGTCGATTGGCGCTGAAATCGGATACGACCGGGACAAAGCACAAGGTAACCTCGGCCATATCATCGAGTTCGGCCAAGCGTCTTACGCGAAGGCTCCCAACGCTCCGCAGCGCAATCTCGCGAACGCGTTGGCCAAGAACACCGACGATTTCATTCTCGGTCTGAGAAAGGCGGTGTATGGTGCCTTTGATTGACACTTTCATCAAGACTGTCAATGACACGGTTCTCGCTCGGGCACGTGAACACCCCAAGCTCGCGGACAAGATTTGGATGTCGGAGACGAACGAGGGCGATCCGTCGCCTCTTCCCCTCCCGTACATCATGATCTTCGCCGACAACGGCCAGCGGACCGACCCGTTGATGTCGAACACCAGCGCGATGATCTACTTCAACTACACCGTCCACTACGTCGGCGAGACTCGGCAACAGGTCGACGCTCTCGCGGATGCATTCTACAAACAGTGGGATGTGTGGCGACCGGTCATCCCCGGCATCCGGTCGTTCAAGATGAAGGCGAACTTCTCCACGCCGGATAATACCAATGACGCTATCAAGCCTCCCCTGCTTTATCGGGTGGACGAGTGGGGTCTGCGGATGGTCAAGGGAAAGGGATTCAGTGTCTGATGACAACTACCGCTTCATGCGGGTCAAGGACAAGCGGACCGGTGATCATTACGATCTGCCGGTCAGCCGCTTCAACGAGGAACTCCACGAGGAAGTTACCCAAGGGAAGTACGGCGGTCGTACTAACCGGCCTCGTCGTGCACAACTCAACGTCAAGGCACCGCGACCGGCGCTGACCGACGAAGAGAAGGCCGCGAAAGCGGCAGCCAAAGCCGCGAAAGCGGACAAGGCCCCAAAGACCTCCGGCGAACCGTCCGGGGACACCAACAAGAAAAAGGAGGAATAAGGAATGGCTGACGTTCCCGAATCCATGCCCTCGGACGGTACCCTCAAGGTAACGTTCGTTTCCGCGTACGCTGGAACGGCTGCTGGCCTCACCGCTGGCACCGACCTGTCGTGCTACCTCACCTCCGACGGATTCGACCCGTCGACGGACGAGGCAACCGTGGTCGACTCGCGGCTCTGCTCCAAGCAGGACTTCGAGCAGCCGGGTCGTGTGAGCGAGTCCCTCGAAATCGCGTACGTGTTCAACACGATCGACGATGACGAGGACGAGGCTCGCCAGACCCTGCAGCGCGGAACCAAGGGCTTCCTCGCCGTGCGCTGGGGACTCGACTACGACGACGCCTACGCGGCATCGCAGGAGGTCGACGTCTACCCGATCACGGCTGGGGTTCAGCGCAAGCAGAAGCCCGAGCAGAACTCGGTCCTCAAGATCATGCAGAAGACGTTCATCACCGCTGAGGTTCAGCGCGACGACGTCCTCTCGTAACGAGGGCTAGCAGGGTTTAGGCCCTGCATGCTAGACTGGTGGAGCGCGTTGTAAGCCACGGAGCGCGCTCCACCTTCTATCTATATCCGTGGCTATCCGTGGAAGGAAACACTGTGGGACTCAAGGACAAGCTCGAACGCGCCAAGTTCGCGTTCAAGGACGAAATCTTCTCGGTCAACGGACCGCTCAACATGGAGCGCGATAAGTTGATCGAAGAGCTGCTTAGCGCGGCTCGCACGCAAGCGCAGAAGGAGGGGGCGGGCGACCAGCGTATCAACGTGAACCCGGTCCTCGCGATCAAGAAGCAGATCGCTGCTCTTGAGGACCGAATGCGCGATGACTTCGTGACCATCCGCTTCACGGCGGTCAACAAGGGTGAGTGGGGCAAATGGATCATCCAGAACCCGCCTCGCAAAAACAACGACATTGACCGCGCCTACGGGTTCAACACTGACAAGTTCTTCGAGCATGCCTTGCGTGCGTCGGCGACCTACGTGGACGACCCCGGAACCCTCGAAGCCGAGTGGGAGGACGCGGTCACCGAGCCGATCGATGACGAGGATTGGGACCGCCTCGTTGAGGCCATGACCGCTGGCGACTGGGACCGCGCGCAGATGACCGTTCTGCAGCTGAACCAGAAGCAGGGTCAGCAGGGCGCGGATTTTCTCCGCAACGGTTCGCTGTCGACGGACGACTCCGAACCGACGCCCGACTCGCCCGCGACCTCGGAGTAGCCCCCCGCGCTCTCAGGGGCTGGACGCCCACGCAGATCACGGAGACTACCCGTCCCGGTTACGTGTGGTACAAGCCGTGGACGTGGGGGGCACCCACGGTGGCTACTACCACGGTCGACTCTGCGTGGGACGACGAGCAACTCGAAATCATGCAGGGATTTGCGGCCTATGAGGCCGATCTTCACGGTCCCTGTGGGCATTTGCTGTCCGAGTCCACGGACATCTTGGCTGACCCCATGAACGCTGCGGGCGAATGGAAGTACAAGCCACAGTTACCGATCAGGTGTCATGCGTGTACAGCGCTGGCTCCCATGATCAAAGAGTACGATAATGACACCTCCCTTCTTTGGGTGGTGGACAAGATTCCCCGGGAACCTCGGGGGTAATGCCTTAGGGGGTGACCGTGGACAGGACAGTTAAGGTCGCCGTCATAGCGGAGGTGGGTGGAGCGCTTGCTCAGCTTGCCCGCCTCCGCAATGGTATTCGTACGTTCAACTCGGAGCTACAGGCTGGTGCCGTAGCCCGAAAGGCGACATTCAACGACGTCGCGATGGGACTCGGCGTTGTTGGTGTCGCGCTCGGCGGTTTGGCGGGCATCGCGGTCAAGAAGTTTGCCGACTTCGATCAGGCGATGTCGTATGTTGCGGCGGTGACGCGAGAATCTGCGACCGCCATGCTTGCCCTCAGGGAAGCGGCACTACAGGCTGGTGCAGAAACCGTATTCACAGCGGTTGAGGCAGCCAACGCTATCGAGAACTTGGCCAAGGCCGGTGTCTCGACCGCCGACATCTTGGGCGGTGGCCTTCGATCCTCGCTGAACCTCGCGGCGGCTTCGGGCCTGTCGGTTGCTCGTGCTGCGGAAATTGCAGCCGGTGCGCTGGGCATGTTTAAGTTGCAGGGGTCCGACCTCAAGGACGTGACCGACTATCTCGCCGCTGGCGCGAACAAGTCGATCGGTGAGGTCGACGACCTTGCACTCGCACTCCGACAGGTTGGTCCTGTCGCGAACTTGACGGGCCTGTCGATCAAGGAGACGATCGGTGCGCTGGCTGCGTTCGCGTCGACTGGTCGCATTGGTCTTGACGCCGGTACCTCCTTCAAGCGTATGCTGCAACTGTTGACTCCCCAGTCGGCAGCGGCTGCTGCGAAGATGGAAGAGCTTGGCATCGCGGGCTACGACGCCAAGGGCGAGTTCATCGGTCTGGCGAACTTTGCCGGGGTCCTACGGTCCTCGCTCTCGAAGCTCACTCCCGAGGCTCGCAATGCGGCGCTTTCCACGATCTACGGTTCGGATGCAATCGCAGCCGCGACGGAGCTTTACCGTCAGGGTGCCGACGGCATTCAGGACTGGATCGACAAGGTCGACGATCAGGGATACGCCGCTGATAACGCGTCGCTCCGACTGGGCAACCTCAAGGGCGACTTGGAGCAGTTCAAGGGATCGCTCGATACGGTGTTCGTCACGATGGGTGAAGCGGCCAACGGTCCGCTTCGGGCAATCGTGCAGGGCGCGACCGGGATCATCAACGCTCTCGGCGGTACGTCGGACGACTTCCAGCAGGCTCTGTTCTGGGCAACGGCGATCGCAGGTGCAGTCTCCTTGTTGGGTGGCGCATTCTTCCTCGCGGTTCCGAAGATCGCAGCGTACAATCAGGCCGTTGGTATTCTGACGGCATCCATGCCTAAGCTCGGTTCTGCGATCGGCGCTGTCGGTCGTGTCGGTGCTTGGCTCACGGTCGCCGTCGTAGCGATTTCGGGTATTGCTACGGCGGTTAATTCATACACCGAGTCGCTCCGGATGAACGGTGCTGAACTGACTAACGTCCTTGCGACTACGGCCAGCGGTGCCAATATCATCAAGTCGACGTTCCAGAACATGAAGTTCGACGCGCCCAAGACAATGGAGGGCGGCGCGTGGAACGAAAGCCAGTGGCAGTCTTACACTGGTGGAATGTGGGACGCGAGCGATGCTGCGGCCAACTTCAACGATATCCTGTCTGATATCGCGGACCACGAGGTCGCAGCGGGCAAGATGTTCTGGGAAGAGGGCTGGGGTGCGAGTGGTGGCCAGCTAGGAGAGGCCGCAGCACGACTTCGCGAGTTGGGCGAGTCGTACGCCAGTCTCTCTGACACGGACCTCCCGAAGGCACAGCAGTCGTTCTCGCTCCTGATGAAGGAAACGGATATGACATCCGATTCGTTCTGGGACCTGATCAACCTGATGCCTGCTTACAAGACCAAGTTGGTCGAAATGGCGACGGTCATGGGTCTGGACGCCACCAACGCTCAGGTGATGATGCGACTCGCGATGGGTAAGGGTGCTGAGGGTGCCGAGGCGCAGAAGGTTGCGCTCGGTCAGTTGTCGGCAGCGGCGGAGGACACTTCGGGTGAGATTTCCGATCTGGCTTCCCAGATTGCCGACTTCGGGAAGACGCAGCTTGATACCCGGGACGGAATCCGCCGCACAGGTGACGCATTCCGCGATCTGCGAGCGGCTGTCGATGCTGGGGTCACGGCGGGATATTCCGGCGAGGAAATGCTCAACATGTGGAGTGAGGTCGGTTCCGACGTCACTGGGAAGATGGATGCGTTCGCGGATTCCATCAACCAGACAGCGGCGGCGATGTACACTCAGAGCGGGTCGATCGAACAGGTCAACGCGTTCATGTCGGAACAGCGGCAGAAGTTGTTCGAGACGGCAATGCAGTTGTACGGTAACGAGGACGCGGCGTGGGCTTACGTCAACTCGCTTCTCGCTACCCCGGATCAGATCATCACGAACGTTCAGCTGAACGGCTTGGGCATGGCTCAGGAACAGCTTGACACGTGGATTCGGATCAACAACAACCGCACGGTCAGCATCCTTGCAAGGATGTCTGCGCCGGGTCAGCCCAACGACCCTGCCGACCAGCCGGGTGCAGCAACGGGTGGAACCATTCGTGGACCGGGTACGGGAACGTCGGATACGGCGGGCCTGTTCTGGCTCTCGAACGGTGAGGAAGTCATCCGGGCAAGCATGGCTGCCAAGTTCCGACCGCTGTTGAAAGCGATCAATGCCGGACAGATCAATTCCATCCCGGGTTACGCCGATGGTGGAACGGCTCGACGGTACGCCGGAATGAATCAGGTGTTCGGTGGACCCGCTGCTAAGGTGGTTATTCCGCCGACCGCACCCAGTCGTGAGTTCAACCTCACGGTAATCAATCCTCAGCACGTGGACCTCATGGAAACGGTTCGCGAGAAGTCTGACAAGGTAGCAAACGGAATGTGGTGAGTAATGTATTCCATCTGTGATATTCCCCTCGATAATGAGGCGATGGGCTGGTCTATTCAGTCTGACTCGGAGTTCATGCCGGAGTTGCAGATGGAGTCAACGGAGTTGCGTACGCCGGGGATCGACGGTTACAAAAAAATCAGTCGGTCCCCGCGTATCGCACCCACGCTTCCGCTGGTGATTCGCACTCCCAAGGAGAACCTCAACACTCTCATGGCGTTGTTCGCTCAGGACGACGCCTATATTTCGTTGGTCGATACGCCGACGCGACGAGCTTTCTTCGAACTGTACTCGATGAAGCCCAAGGGCCTTACCCCGTTCGACGAGACGGTCGAAGTGTCGATCGCACTCGGTATTCCCGGCGTCTACTGGCGCGATCGGGACATGACCTACGGGGTGTCCCAGCCGATTGCGAACCCGGTCGAGTACTTCAATGTCTTCCCAGACATCAGCGGCAAGATCAATGACGCGCAAATTTTCGTCGGCGGTGCATTTGGTCATGTTGAAGTCCGGGATTCTGGGGGTTCGTTCGTTCGAACTACCAAGATTTGGGCGCACCCGGGTTACGGCATGCTTTATATTGCGGAGACTCGGCGGGCATTCATGGCCACTGTCGCGGACCCGTGGATTCCGCTCGGTGATGTGTCGGACGGCATTGCAACCTCGGGCGGTTCGCGTTTCCAGATCGAACCGTACCTGATCGCGGACGACCCGGACGACAGGACTGGTCGAATCAAGGTCACGACAGACAATCAAAGCGGGGTGACTTTCCGCGTAGCCGCAAGGGGGGCGTATCTCGTTGAGTGATTACTTCACAACTAAGGACAGCTACGATGTTCGAGCTGTTCGAGTCGAGTACGACCCGGGCATTAGCGTCTGGAGAAAGACGTATGAGCTTGCCTCCTACGGCATCACTCTAGTCGACACGTATTCCAAGACTCCGACTCTGCAGTTGGGCCTCACGCCGATAACTGAGACGGATATCAACTTCCGTCGTTTGCTGTTTGTGGAGATTGAAGTCTGGGACGACGACGAGTGGATCGATTTCCCGAACAACCGCTTCGTTCTCACGCGCAACCAGACTGAGGGCACTGATCGAGCGCAGATGTACGAATGGGCTGGAATCGGTTACAATGATTTCATCATTCAGCGCAACCGGTTGGAGAGCCACGGCGTCGCAGATCGCGAGTGGATACAAAAGTCCCCCGGCTGGATTCTGTCTACCTTTGTGTCTGAGGCCGTAGCTCGCGGTTGGGGGAACGATTTCGTCACAGAATGGACGAACACGAACGACAGCAAGAGTGATCCGTGGGCCGCTGGCCTGATTGATCGCAAGTACCGGATCAACACCCCTCTGTCGCAGGTTCTCGATGGTATGGTCGATGACGGCTTGGTCGAGTACCACTCGGAGTACAACGAGAACGTATTCAAGGCGGGTGCCCTGCGGGTAACCAACCCGGGTTACGGACTGGACTGGTCCCTGCCCGCTTCGGACCCCGTGATCAACCTCAGCGACGCCGAACTGCTGAATTCCCCGGATAAGAACTCGTTCGAAGAGTCTTTCTCGCGAATTTTTGCTCAGGGTGACGGTGCCTTGCTCCGCGCCAAGTCGCTGCCGATCGCGGGTACTTACTACGAGGGCATGGGTCACTTGGAGGGCGGCGTTCAGGCGTCGGGTGTCGACAAGGAAGCAGACCTTGACGTTATCGCACAGAACGCGCTGAACGACTCGTTCTTGCCCAAGGGTGAATTCTCGTACAAGTTCAACGCGGTGACTTCGCCGCGTCACTTGCGCCCGTACATCCATTACAACTCCGGTCACTATGTCCTCGCTCGAGGGTTGGCTGAGCCGGAGCGGTTCCGGATCATGCAGATTCAGCTGGACAAGACGGGTAACAACGTCACTGCTACGGTCATCGTCGGGGAGCTCTTCGACAAGTCCGAGGGTAAGCTGGCCAAGGCTGCTTCCAAGGCGGTAGCAGGGTCCTCTTCGTCGGGTGGTGGCGGAACTGTTCCTTCACCGGCAGACCAGCGTATCCCTGCCGTTCCTACCGGTTTTACGGCTACCCCCACGGGGTACTGGGACCCGGATGGTGCAGCCAAGACTGCGACCCTGTTCGACTGGGACGAGGTCACGACCGCCACGAACGGGGATACGCTCCCGATCGATCACTACGATCTGATTTGGCGTACCGGTCCGTTCGATCCGTGGGGATCGTTGGGGATTTCATACGACACGGACTTGCTGGAATATGACATGACTCCGGGACGGTCGTACGACGTTCGCGTTCGAGCGGTGTCAGCGGCTGGGGTTTCTGGGGACTGGGCCGATGTCGCGCTGACCACTACCAACCCGGGGGTGACCCTTGGGGCACCTAGCACTCCGGTTCTCACGCAGAATGCGGGCGTGGTTAGTGCTGAGTGGGATGGGTTGATCGGTGGATTCGCTCCCCCGCCTGAGTTCAAGTACCTGCAAGTCAATGTGTCGGACGTGGCCTCGGTTGGTCCGTACGATTCGTCCGGCCAGCAGCTTGAGTCGGCGGGTTCGGCGTCGTTGACGCCCGGTCCCGGAGTCACGATCTTCGTCAAGTTCAACGGTGTAGACCGTTTGGGTAATGTTGGTCCGTCCTCAGCTTGGGCTTCGATCACAGCGGATGTATTCGATGACGGGTATTTCCACGACTTGGCTACAGCGTTGCTGGACGCAGAACTCGATGTCATCGCGTTGCAGGACGATCTGGATGATGCAGAGGCAGACATTGCCGCCGCACAAGCCGATATCATCGCTGCACAAGCTGACGCTGATGCTGCTGCCGCTGCCGCTTCTGGCGCACAGGCAACGGCGAATGGTCGTAACCGGGTGTTCTACCAGAACGTCTCACCGTCGACTCCCATCGGGTACAACAACGGCGACCTCTGGTTCGTAGTATCCGGTGGAATCGTCACGGAGGAATGGCACTACCTGTCGGGCGCGTGGAATCAGGTGACGTTGGGCAACCAAGTCATCGCGAACCTCGATGCGGGCAAGATCACCACCGGCTTCCTCGCAGCGGCTCGTATCGACGCTGGCACGATCATCGCGACGATGATTGCCGCTGGTGCGATCACGACTGCGAAGATTGCAGCGGGTGCGGTCACCACGACCGAGCTTGCAGCAGGTGCGGTTACGGCGGTCAAGATCGCAGCGGGTACGATTACCGCGAACGAGATTGCTACCGGTGCGATTACTGCGGCGAAGATTCTTGCGGGTGCGATCGACGGTATGTTGATCACCGGCGCGACGATTCGCACATCAGGATCGAACCCGAGGGTGGAACTGGACTCGACTAATGGTCTGCGTGCATTCAACGGCGCGGGCGTTATCAAGGCTCAGATCACTACGGGCGGTGTCCTGACGGCGGACGGTGCGACCATCACAGGTTTGCTCCGGTCGGCATCTTCCGGCGAGAGATTCGAGCTCAACGGCACTCAGTTGAAGTTCTTCTCCACTAACGGTGGGTCGGGGTACCTATACGCTAATGATGACGGTTCGCCGTCGGGTCTGCAGCTTGGAATCCAGACCGGCTTGGGTGACGTCAAGTTCGGCAAAACTACTCTTCCTGCGGGAGGCAACGCGTACGTTTATACGAACGATGGTGGCTTCTTCGGTGATCTGTACGTGACCGACATGTACCAGCCCTCGGAGAACAACCGCGATCTGTCGTTCAGTGTGATGTCCGCCCTCACGGTTTACGCCTCGGGGTGGGGCGGTCACGCGTCCATGCCGGTGCAGATCAGCAAGGGTGCAGGACGTATCGACCTCGACGGTAGCTTCGTCAACACAGCTACCAAGACGATCGCCTCGGGCACTTCAACAACGGTTGCAACTCTGCCTCTCGCATGGCGTCCGGACGTTGAACGAGTGTTCCTCATGGAGTGTAACCTCGCGAACCCGTTCTGTCGGGTTTCGATCAAGGCCAACGGCAATATCGACGTGACGTGGTTCACGGCGATTTCCGGCGTTGGTGCCAACGGTATGCGTGTTTCCCTTTCGGGATGCTCGTGGCGCGTACCCGTGTAATAGAAAGGAACAAAGTGGCTAACGACGAAGCATCGGAAGGTGCGATCGACGTGAACTATGGTGTCCCGCTCGATGGGGACGGCAATCCTGTCGTCCCCCTCAACGCGGACAAGCGGCCCGAACCCTCGGACGCCTACGGTGAGGACCCCGGCCAGTGGGTCAAGGTCTTCACTGAGGACGGCGAAGTTAGGATCGGTCCCGATGCCTAACGTCGCACGCACCCTCGAAGATACCATCCAGTTCTACGCCAACCGGCTCGGTCAGTGGTGGCCGAACGACTGGTGGCCCGGTCAGGACAACGACGCAAACGACTGTGCTGCGTTCATGTCGGCGGGCCTCTACGGCATGAACAAGTACGGTGGACCCGTGTTCACTTACGTGTCTCAGCTGCAGAACAACACCGCCTACGGTCAGCGGTTCTTCTCCAAGTCGGGTATCCGACGCGGCGACCTCATGGGGTTCTCGTGGGGAATGAACAACGACTACGACCACACGGAAATGGCCCTCAACTCCCCGGACGCGAACGGCAACTTCCTCACGATCGGCACCAACGCCGGTCCGACCGACAGGGTGGCAGTTCGCACCCGCAATGTGAAGTACGTGCTTTCGTACTTCCGACCCAACTACCCCACGTCCGGTGGGGCAGCCCTTCCCGGAACAGGAGACGAATTCGTCATGGATGCAGCAACCAAGGCAGCGGTCAAGGAGGTCGTCAGCGACGTGGTCACCCGCGACGTGCGACCCCGAGGCTACACTTGCTCGGAACACCCCAACGAGAAGATCACCGTCGACTGGCGGCTCGGCTCGGAGGACAAGGCCAAGATCGGGTTCATCGAACACGGTGACGGCCAGATCGACTCGCTGGAAGACAACTACCAGTATGTCGGTGACGAGCCGACGCAGTTCAAGACGCTCCCCCACAAGGGGATCGAGACGGTCCTGCGACTCGCACTCGGCGTCGACCCGCTGTTCACCCGCAAGGGCGCGTTCGGCGAGTTCGTGACCAAGATTGAGACGGAGCGCGACAAGTGACCGCCGCGACCGCCAAGCTCGACGAGCGGCTGGTGACCCCGGGTAACGCCGGGGTCCCCACGCAGGTCGCGAACCCGAGCCGCGCCTCTTGGCGCACGTTCGTTCAGTCTCTGCTCGCAGGACTCGCCGTCCTGAACATCGCGGTACCGATCATCGCTCAGTTTGCGATCGACAACGGAGACTCGCTGGCCGACTTGCTCGGTCCCGCGTATCCGATCGTCATCGCGATCCTGAACGCGATCATCGCGGTGGGAGCGCTGGTCGCAAAGCTGATCGCTCTGCTCATGGCCAATCCGATCGTCAACGCGTTCATCGTGAAGCACCTTTCATGGCTCGCGCCGATCGCTCCTAAGGAGAAGTAATGACGAACGACCCCGCTCTCGATGACCCGCGACGGAAGAGGATGGAAGCGGCGATTCGCATCGTGGACCTGTTCATCTACGCGTTCATCTTTGGGAGCGGGGTCTTCGCGACCCTGTTCTCGCCGAAGTCGGTTACTGATCAACTGGGCGGCTTCATCGTCCTGATCGCGATTTGGAATGGCCTTCTCCTGTTCGGTGGCGTAGTCGGCTTTGCTGGTCGGCTTTACCGGCTGTGGATACTCGAAATCGTAGCGGCTCCTGCTGCTGCATTCGGCGCGGCCATTTACGCTGCGGTGCTGGCTGGCTTGGCTGTGAATACCCCTACCGTCTGGGTTGCAGTTTGCTTGATGCTGGTCACCCTCGGTACCTCCGTTCGTCGCTGGCTCGAACTCAACATCTTCACCGAACCGACCGTGAAACTCACGTTCGGTCAGGCCCTCCGGGTCGCGGCGAAGCGAAGGACCGTGGCCTCGGCTAACAGAGGGTAGGAGGGGCAATGCCGCAGGGGGATAATGTAATAGTAGTACTCGTGGTTGCAATCCTCGGGGCCGGTGGTATCGGCGCAACCATGAGAGAGATTATCGGGGTCTTCACCAAAGTCTTTGGCGGTATGTCCATTCGGGAGGACAAGCGCAAACGGGACTTGGTGCAGGAAGCGCGGGATGCGGTCATTGCGTTTGAGGCTGAGGCCAAAAAGCGTAGGGTTCTCGAAGAGGCATATGCCGTTCTGCGGCGACTGTATATCGAGAACCGACCGACCGAAGCGCCTCCACTTCCGGCTTGGCCGGAATATGGCTCTACTCTCACGGCGGAACAGGTGCGCCGTATACGTGAGGGAGAAACGCCGGAATAGCTCCCGTGACAGACAGGAGGGACTGGGGCACCCGGGCCGGTGGCCCTACGCACAGATCACCGTACCGCCCCGTATCTCAACTCGCGACCCCCACCTAGGGATTCTACTCCCTCTAGGTGGGGGTCAACAGTTGTATCTATCTTGACCCAGGGGCAAAGCTATGCTAGGATTGGTCTATGGAACCCGAGCCGTACGAGAAGCTCTGGCCGTCGAACTCTTCGGTCGGGCGTCGCATCGCAATGTCTACTTCCGGCGTATGCCGTCTACGGATGGGCAACCGCCTCCCCTCAAACGAGGTCATGCACCGTATCGAGGATGCGTACGACTGGCCGATTCTCGACCAGTTCGCTGCTATCAACCGTGGCACCTACGCCCAAGACTTCGATCGGATGCTCAAAGATGAATCCAAGTCGCGAGCCGCTGCTTGAACACCAGACGCGGGGTGTCGAGTGGATCGAACATACTCCATTCGGCTTACTTGCTGATGAACCGGGCTTGGGTAAGAGTCGTCAAGCCATTCATGCGTACGACGGGGGACGTAACTTGGTCATCGCGCCCGCGATGGTCCTCGATGGTGCCACTTGGGATGACGAGCTCGCAGCGTGGTCTGATCATCCGGAACGCTGGACGCAAGCGTCATACACGGGACTCAACGCGAGAGAGAAGTTGGGTGGCTCAGCCACTAGGCCGATCGCGGGTCAGCCGCGCCCCGAGTTCGAGGGTCCTTGGGATGCGATCATTGTCGACGAGGCGCACTATATAAAGAACGCCGGGACCAACTGGACCGAGACGATTCACACGCTGGGCAAGAAATCCGGCGCTGTCCTTGCCATGACCGGCACCCCCATATCGCACTGGGCACCCGATCTATTCACGACGCTACAGTTACTCAACCCTCGAGAGACGGCACCCGGCAAGCGATTTGGCTCCAAGTGGCGCTGGTTAGAAGGATGGTTCGATGTTCAAGCAAGCCGATTTGGCGGTCCTAACGCACGTGTTGTCGGAGAGCTTCTGGGCTGCACGCCTCGATGTTCTCTACGCCCGGCCCATTCCCCATGCAAGCATTACCGCAAGTTCGCTGAGGATAACCTTGGGGATCAGTTCCTTCGTAGACTCCGGGAGGATTGCCTCGATCTTCCGCCGCTCCGAATCCAGCGAGTCGCTACCCCCATGGATTCCAACGCACGACGAATGTACCGTGAACTAAGGGACGGGTTCGCCACCGACACAGCGGCGGGGGTTCCTCTCGAAGCTTGGTCCACGGGGTCACAGATTACGCTGATGACGAAGTTGACGACCTCCGCGTGGCTATTGGAGGAAAACCCTAAGACCCCGCCTAGGGGTGGAAAGTTCGATCTTCTTAAATATGACCTCACACAACGTACTCGACCCACACTTGTGGTTGCGCACTATCAGGACACCGTCGATGCTGGAACGGCTGTTGCTCAAGAGTTGGGGCTTCGAGCCTTCTCCATTCATGGGGGGACATCGCGGGCTGATCGACGTAGCATTGTTCAAGACTTCAAGGCGGGGCGAGTCGACGTACTTAGTGCGTCGCTTGAGGTCATATCCGAAGGCCTCCAACTTACGGCGGCGGATATGGCGATTTTTGTTGAGAAGAGCTATAAGCCCTCTCGGAACAAGCAAGCTCGTGATCGCATACATCGACTCGGACAAAATCGACCTTGCACAGTACGCGAGTATATCACACCAAAGTCTATTGACTTCAATCGCACTACCCTCCTTGACCAAAAGACAGACCACCAAATGAGGGTACTTTCTGCGGCCTCTTTCTTGGAGATTGCCTAAGCTCCCCCGTAACTTGCGCGCCCGGCAACCCGTGTGGTAGGCTGGTAGTATAGCAGGGGGTGGTCCCCTGCAGATCAAGGAGAACCATCGTGAACATTCCCGCCCCCAAGTCCGCCCGTGACCACGTGGCCGACGGATCAGCAGCCCACGCCAGCATCGTGCAGAACATGGAAGAGCTCAAGGCAGAGCAGGACCGCTTCGAGGCACAGGCACACCAGAAGCTGGACGCGATTCCCGCCGAGACGCTCATGACCCTCGCGGACTACCTGAGCATCGTCGGCATCAGCCAGAACATACCCGAGGACCGCGAGGTCGCCCGGTTCATGTTCGAGACGGCCGGTCACCTCTCGCACCACTGGGAGGACCTGCAGTTCATCGAGTACACGGTGGACGAGAACGGCAAGCACACCGTCACCGAGGTTCAGCGCACCAAGTCGGCGTGGGAGAGCCTCATGGCGGATGTTTCGGCATCCATCCTGCAGAAGTCGCTCGGTCAGGCCTTCGGCATCGACGTTTCCGCCCTGCTTTCCGGCCGCTAACCAGACTCCCCCCTCCCGGGGTTACCCGGAGACTCCCCCCAGTCTCCCCCGGGAGGGGGGTTCACCTCTATCTAGGAGAACCACAAGTGCCAATGCCACCCGTCGAGCGAGTGCGAATCCCGGTTCAGTTACGAGCCAGCCTGTCGCAGCCGACGTACCTCAAGAAAGCGTGCGGATACTGCTCGGTCCCGAACCGGACCGGCGACGCACACAAATACTGCAAGCGGGCGATCCGGTCGGGCGACGGCCATATCATGCTCTGCCCCTGCGTCGACCCCGCCCACGACGGACCCGCTGCCGACTCGATCTTCTGCACCGAGTGCGACAACACCAACCTCGACGAACTGGACGAGAAGCTGTTTCTGTGCTGGGACAAGGAGGACTGTGAAGCACGCATTTCGAAGCGCATGGAAAGCAATCCTACGCATCAACTCATCCATCAAGCGTACCTCGACGCCGATCGCACTAAGGCGGCGACTAACCAAGTACGCGCACGAGCTAAGAACCCCGGTCGCCCATCTTCGGGCAAGTGCCTATGCTGCGGCGAGACAACAGGTGGAGGCAAGTTTCTACCGGGGCACGACGCACGACTGGTTTCCCAAACAGCGGCGCGAGTTGCAGCGGGAGCAGACCCGCTGGTTACTCTTGCAGAGTTCCGAGAACTTGGAGTCTCTGACGCGCTTATTGGAAAGCTACAACGCAAACTGGAGAAACTGTGAGCCCGAAGATCGCAAAAGTTGGGAAGCTGGCTACGCAGCACGCCGCCGACCACGCCCGAGACAACCCGACCCCGGACCCGCTGGCCAGTATTACGCAACCGGTATACGGGAAGGCCTTGTTTATCGACCCCGGCAATCGGTGGACGGGGGTGGCAATCTTTACGAGGGATGACCTCGACGACACGTGGGATTGCACCGACGCGTTCACTGTCGATCGGCTGCACGAGGACAAGGAGAACACCGTCAGCCTTGAGCAGTTCGAGGACTGGCTGGCCAGCACGACGTCCCGGGGCGAATGGGACATCATGGGCTACGAGGTCTACCGCCTGTTCAACGACAAGGCCGAAGAGCAGACCGGCTCGGAGTTCGAGGCAATCCAGTTGATCGGCACATACAAGTTCCTCGCCCGCCGTAATCAGTACATGAACCGGTGGCCGCGACAGGCGGTCGAACTCACGCGGTTCCGCCCGGAGCGCAAGAAGCCGACCTACGGCATTATGAAGAAACGCGGCTACACGTGGGAGTCCGAGCGCCGGGGAAACCAGAAATACGGCATCCACGCCAAGGACGCCGAGTGCCAAGGAATCTTCGAGCTTGAGAACGAGCGGGGATTCACAATCCTCAGGAAGGCACCAGAATGAATGCCCTCTTCGCGCCGGTGGCGGACTGGATTTTTACCGGCATCATGACTGGGCTGCTGATCCTTTCAGCGGCCATACTGTTCGGATACATCGTAATCAGCATCACTTGGAGGAACAAGAAATGACCCCGGTCCCCGTCGCCAAGCGCCCGACCCACGGATACGTGCGTGTCGGCAAGACCAACATCCGGGTCAAGATCGACTGGGAATGGTACGACAACAACAACGGACGGAGTGACCAGTTTAAGGTCGACTCCTTCCACAAGTCCATGATAGTGAAGCGCGAACAACTGAAGTTCGCAGCGTAGGAGAAACATGCTGTTCATCGAATTCGCGATCGCGAACCCCACGGTTTCGTTGGTTGCTCTCATTCTGGCGCTGGTCGCCGCTTTCTTTCTCGGGCAGGAGTATCAGCAGTCGACCCGAGAGTCACGGCTGGTGGACGCCGCCGAGGTCACCGTCAAGATCGAGCAGGTGGGGGTGGTCATGGACGGCCTCAACCTCCCGGCTGGAATGTTGTACCCGTCGGAGCGGGACGAACTGCTGTTGATCCGCGAAGAGGTCGCCATGTTGCGGGAGCAGTTGGCTTCGTCGGAGTCGAAACGCCAGTTGCACTTGAACGCGGCGAAAGCAGCGGCGGAACGAACCAAGGTTCTGATCGAGGCGATGATCGAGGACGACCTCCCGCCGTTGGAGGACTTGACGACGCAGACGATTTCGGTGCCGGTGGCCGGGGGCGGGAAGCCGCGCCGGTTGAAGCTGGTCACGCCCGCGCTCGCTCGTGAGATTGAGGACGCGGCGTGAGTCCTAAGGTCAGTCGTCCAGTGCCGAAGCCGAAAGATGTCCCGCCTCCCGTTCAGCGGTTGCCCGAGTTCGCTGGGGAGGGCGGACTACAGATCGTCTCCTACTCTGAAATGGATACCTATCGCCAATGTCCGTTGAAGCATTTGCTCACTTACAAAGAGCGGTGGAAGAAGCCAGTCGTGTTTGGCGGGCCTTTGGACAAAGGTTCGCTGTGGCACCACGTCATGGAAACCCACTATGGTGTAATAATGCGCCATTACCCCAAGAACGGCCAGCCCATCCCCGAGTCGAAGCATGCGGCAATCCTCGCCGAGGCATGGGACGAGGTTCGCCCGTACCTGTTCGACGACACGCTCGGAAAGTCTGATTCGGTTCAAGACCTGATTCGATGGATGTACGAGGGGTACGTCGAGAAATGGGGGGTC